GTTTACCGTAGTACTACATTACAATCTAATACTGGAGAAACTTTAAAACCTAGTAATGATATAAATCTATTAACTAGTCAATCAGCTAGAATAACTGAACAAGAACTTCCTGGTCTTATTGCTGAAGTAAATCGTGCAGAAAATGCTTTTCAAAATCAAGAAACTGGTTTTCCTGCACAAATTCAAGCTGCTGATGATTATGATCCTCAAAAAGAAGCATTTGTTAATCAAAATATGAATACATTTGCAAGTACATTTCCAACTAGAGATGAAAATCCTGAAGGGTTATTTGTAGTAGATAATGCACTAGACGACCAAATACTTGGTACAGATCAAGCTTCAATAGAAGCAGCAGCTGCAAATGGTTATAACCTTAAAGAATTAGCTTCAATAATGGATAGAGCTAATGCTGAAAAAGATGATGATTACTTTGATGCAAGTAAACGTTTTACTAATAGGTGGGGTGATAACGCTCTTGCTTATTCTGATAGAAGTGGTTTAAAACCTCGTCAAAATGATCCTGCGTTTTCTCAAATGACTATATCACCTAAAGATCAAGCTATGTTTGATAAAGCTAAATCAATACGTTTTCCTGGTAATGAAGACGCTAATTTTGATTCTAATACTGTATATGATATGGGTGTTTCAGATGATGGTATTTTTCCTGGTTTTCCAAAATATAATGCTGGTCCTCTTAGAAGAAGTAGTAAAGGTATAAGTAGTAAAGATAATGAATCTTTTGATATACCTATACTTGGGAATGATGTCGTTACAAATAGCAATAAAAAATCTACTACTAAAAAAATAGGCTCTTATTATGATGACATGCCTCCTGCTGAAAAAATGAAAGATAACAGGAGTTTAAAAGGATTAACTCCTGATTATGGAGAAATGCCTGGATTTAAAAAAGCAAAAGATGGTAACTATTGGAGTGCAGACGAAAACTCAGAGTTTTGGAAAACAGATGCTGGATATGAAAAAGCAGTACAAACTTGGGGTGCTAGTGGCAATCCACTTCCTACATACGTAAAAAAACCTGCTAGAAAAGAATTAGATGTTCAAGCAATTAAAAACTTTTTTAAACCAAATAGATAATGGATATTAAATTTACACGGTGTACAACAATACATAAAGGTAATGCTTTTATGTATTATTTTTATGATAAGAATATACCTGGTTACTTTATTACTAGCGTAGCTATAGCTGATGCTGTTAAAGATAAAAGATGTTTTATGGAAGTGTACGAGTATTTTTGTACAGAAATAGTAAGAGATAAAGATATATATTGTGCGTTGTTTCCAAATACTGTAAGTTTATTTGGTAAGTATATGCTTGATGAAACAATAAAATATCAAGATAAAACGTTACATAAAGTTAAAAAATATGAAGATATTCGCATAATGCAGTATTATGTAGCACAACAACTTAAGGAAAAAGCACATGGCTGAGAAACAACATGATTTAGATGTAGATTTAAGTGAACCAAAAAAGCTTGTAGATTGGAAAAATCCACCTGACTTATTAGAACTTAAAGCTGATTACGATGAAGCCCAGTCTTCTCACACATCACATGTATTAGATGTTGATGGTTGGATAGATGCTTTAAATGGTGAGCAAACAATTAATAATAAGAAAGGCAGATCAAAAATTGTCCCTAAGCTTATTAGAAAACAAGCTGAATGGCGTTATGCTGCANTAAGTGAACCATTCTTATCTACTGATGATTTGTTTAATACAGCTCCAATGACTTTTGAAGATAAAGAATCTGCAATACAAAATGGGTTATTATTAAATTATCAAATTAATTGTAAGATAGATAAAACTGCATTTATTGATGAGTATGTNCGTACTGCAGTAGATGAAGGAACTGTTGTTGTTAAAGTTGGTTGGAACTATGAAGATGAGATTATAGAGGTAGAAGTACCTGACTTTGAATATCAACCATCACCTGAATCAGCTCAAATGCATGAGCAACTACATCAAATGATGGAACAAAATCCTGAGCAATATAAAACAGATACTCCGCCTGAGATACAAGAAGCACATAGATTAACTATGGAAACAGGTGTACCAATGATGGGAGTTCAAGTTGGTTCTCACATGGAAGAACAAACTAAAGTGATTAAAAATCAACCTGAGTTAGAAGTTTGTGACTATAACAATGTAATCATTGATCCTACTTGTTTAGGTGAGTTAGATAAGGCTAACTTTGTTATTTACAGTTTTGAAACATCTATGGCTGAACTTAAAAAAGATGGTAGATATTCAAATCTAGACCACGTTATATTAGAGAATGCTGCACCATTAGCACAACCTGACCATAACTTAGAAGATGAAACAAACTTTAAATTTAAAGACGACCCACGTAAAAAGATTATTGTTTATGAATATTGGGGTTACTGGGATATTAACGATACTGGAGATGTAGAACCTTTTATTGCAACTTGGGTAGGTGATGTATTAATTAGAATGGAGTCTAATCCATTCCCTGATAAAAAACTACCGTTTGTGTCAGTTCAATACTTACCTGTACGTAAACACATATATGGTGAACCAGATGGTGCGTTATTAGAAGATAACCAAAAGATTATTGGTGCTGTAACACGAGGTATGATTGATATTATTGGTAGGTCTGCTAACGGACAAATGGGTATTCGTAAAGATGCTTTAGATGTTACAAACTCTCGTAAATTTGAACAAGGAGCAGATTACAAGTTTAATTCTAATGTAGACCCTAGACAAGCATTTCATATGGATACATATCCTGAAATNCCTCAAAGTGCATTAAACATGTTAAATCTTCAAAACAATGAAGCTGAATCATTAACAGGTGTTAAAGCATTTAATAGTGGTATTAGTGGAGCAGCATTAGGTAATACAGCTACTGGTATTAGAAGTGCATTAGATGCAGCTTCTAAACGTGAGTTAGGAATACTTAGAAGATTAGCTGATGGTATTAATCAAATAGGTCGTAAGATTATATCTATGAACTCTGAGTTTTTATCTGATGAAGAAATTGTAAGAGTAACTAATGAAGAGTTTGTTGCTATTAATCGTGAAGACTTAGGTGGTATGTATGATATTAAATTAAATATTTCTACAGCTGAAGCTGATAACGAAAAAGCTCAAGAACTATCATTTATGTTACAGACAATGGGTAACAACATGGATCCATCTATGTCACAGATTATATTAGCTGACATAGCTAGATTACGTAAAATGCCTGAACTAGCTAAACAGATTAAAGAATATAAGCCGCAACCTAATCCAATGGCTGAACAAAGAGCACAAATGGAAATGCAACTATTACAAGCTCAGATAGCTAATGAAAGTGCTAAAGCAGCTGAAAATGCAGTAGATGTAGAATATAAGAAAGCTAAGACCCAGACTGAAATATCTAAGTCTAGAAACTTAAATAGTAAGTCTGATATGGAAGACTTAAATTTTGTAGAACAAGAGTCTGGTGTTGGCAGACAACATGAAGAAAACATGAAAGGAGTAGACCAACAAAACGCAATGGACAACAAGTTTGCAGATGCAATAATTAGTGATCCAATGTTAAATGGTCAGTAAGATTAGAAAAAACCGTGATATAATCGCGAAAATAGACAATTTGTATAACAAATTAGTTTATTTAAAAAATAGGAGAGATTTGTTATTTAAATTATTAACAATACTTTGTTTTTATCTCAATAAGAGGACACACGATGAGCACAGAAGAACAATTGCAAGAATTAGAAGATAATATGAATGATGCTAAGCATTTCATTGATATTAAAGATAGTACTATTAAATTATTTAAAAATCGAGAATTTAAAAAAGTAGTTCTTGATTATTATTTTAAAGAAGAAGCTGCTAGGTTAGTTATGGCTAAAGCTAGTTCTTTAAATGAAGAACAACAAAAAATGATTGATAATATGATTTATGGTATTGGAGCATTAAGTAATTTCTTTGATAGTGTACTAACTAGAGGCACACAAGCAGAACAAGCTTACAGAGACGATGAAGATGCTAGAACACAAATATTACAGGAGGACTTAAGCAATGGCTGAAGTAAATAGTCCTCTAGGAATGAATGACGAAGAATTCCTAAAACAAGATTTAAGTGAACTTGAAGCTGGATTAATTGCAGCAGAAGAAGCTGAAGCTCAAGAAAACACTGAAGAAATTGATACTCCTGAAGAAGAGCAAACTTCTAAAGAAGTAACAAGTGAAGACGAAGAAGTAACTCCTGATAAGGTCGACCCTTATGAGGAAACAGATGAGTCTGAAAGTAATACGGAAGAATCTGATGAAGAGATATTAGAAGATGAAGTAGCTGACCTAGATGAGGATACTCAACTAGAAGACGAAACATTAGAAGATACTGTAGAGTTAGAGTCTGAAGATACAGATGCTACTGAAGATACCAATGAAGCTAAACAAGAGAAGGATACTTCTCAAGCTAAAATTGATTATGAAGCAGCATACAAGCGGATAATGGCACCATTTAAAGCTAGCAAGCGGATGATGCAAGTCGATAACATTGACGATGCAATAGCCCTAATGCAGAAAGGCGCTGACTATCATAATAAGATGAAGACTTTAAGTCCTAATCTTAAGATAGTAAGTACTTTAGAAAAAGAAGGATTGTTAGATCAAAATAAACTTAACAATTTAATCGACCTTTCTAAAAAAGACCCTAAAGCAATTGCTCAACTTATAAAAGATAGTGGCATTGACCCGTTAGATATAGATACTGATGAGGAAGTAACATATAAACCTAATAATTACAGTGTATCAGATAAAGAGTTTAAAATTAATCAAGCAATTGATGATATTAGAGATACCCCATCTTTTGACAAGACTATAAATATCTTAGCTAAAGAGTGGGATAACGAAAGTAAAAACTTAATATCTGACAATCCTGAGATTATATCTATTATTAATGACCATGTATTTAATGGAGTTTTTGATAAAGTACAATCGGTTGTTGATACTGAGAGAGCGTTAGGAAGACTACAAGTACCTGATGTTGTCGCTTATAGACAAGTAGCTGAACATCTACAATCTCAAGGAGCACTAAGTAATCAACAGGAATCTGTTAGACCTCCTCCTGCATCTGTACCGAAGACTAAAGCACAGGACCCTGCTGTTGTACAACAAAAGCGTAAAGCCGCAGCAGGAACAAGAAAGACTGCAGGTAAGACTGATAGTGCATCAGCCAATTATTTAAATATGACTGATGACGAATTTATGAAACTTGCCGATGTGTAGTTTTTCTCTTTTAATACAGCTATAGGAGAATAATATGGCTTTAGAATATGGCACAGGCGCAAATGGCGCCAGTAATATTGGTGCGCAAGCGCGTACTGATTTTTACTTTAAAAAAGCGCTCATCAAAGTACGTGACATTCAGTACTTTATGCCGCTAGCTGATGTAAGGGCAATGCCTAAGCATCATGGTAAAACAATCAAGCAAGATGTATATCAACCACTATTAGACAGTCTTAACGTATCAGACCAAGGTATTGATGCTGATGGTCTAATCATTACTCA